ACCGGCGAGTCGTCGCTGGTGCCCGCCCGCTACCAGATCGACGTCTATGCCCCGACCCGGGCCGAGGCCAACGCGCTGGCCGGGGCGGTGGCCGACGCCGTCGCCCAGGCCTTCGGCGGCACGCTCCTGAACCGCCAGGGCCTGTTCGAGCCGGACACCAGGCTGCGCCGCGTCCTCCTCGATCTCTCCATCTGGTTCGATAACCCATGAGGATTTCGCCATGAGCCACGCGCTGAGAAGCCAGAACTCCACCATCGCCTGGGGCGGGCCGGCCCCGGTGGTCGATCCGCTGACCACCACCGCCATCACCACCGCCGCCGGCACTACCACCTGGGGGACGCTGGAAGAGGCGGTGGAGATCAAGCCCAGCGGCCAGAAGGTCGATGAGATCGACGTGACCCACCTCCAGTCGCTGGCCAAGGAATTCGTCTTGGGGCTGGAGGATTCCGGCTCCATCGACATCACCATGAATTTCACCGGCGGCAAGAACCAGCAGCAGATGTTCGTCGAGAAGGCCAACAAGAGCCTGTCGCTTTACCAGATCACCCTCGGGATGCAGTTGCAGCAGCCGGCCACCTTCACCTTCTGCGCTTACTGCGTGAAGGCGGAAATCCCCGACGCCAAGGTCAACGGCAAGATCGAGCTGTCGGCCTCCTTGCGCATCTCCGGCCCCGTCGCCATCGGCTGGGGCAGCCTCGCCAATCCCACCTTCTGATTTTCTCGGAGCCCATCGCCATGACCAAGCCCAGCACTGCCGACCTGTTCTTCGCCGCCGCCCAGCCCCGCTCCGAGCCGTTCGACCTGCCCGGCGTCGGCGAGGTGCAGGTGATGGAGTTGAAGGAGGCCGACGTCGCCCTGATCCGGAAAAGGATCGAAACCGAGTCCGACACCGCCCGGCGCAGCAAGATCTTTGGCCTCGGCCTGGTGGTCCGCTCCGTCCACAAGGATGGCGCCCGGGTGTTCGTCGAGGCCGACATCGACCGTTTCGCCGAGGTCGGCAACTCGGCGGTCGAACGGTTGGCCGCCGCCGTGCTCAAGGTCAACGGCTACGGAGCCGACTTGGGAAACTGACACCCGAGCGCCGGGCAAAGCACCGCCTGGCGCTCGCCATGGGTCGCACGGTCGCCGAACTGGAGGCCGGGTTATCCGCGTCGGAGTGGCTCGACTGGCAGCGCTTCTTCGCCGTCGAACCGTTCGGCACGCCCTTGCTGGACGTCATCCAGGCCCAAACCCGCGCCTTGCTCGCCAACATCAACCGCAACGACAAGGTGCGGGGCTCGCCATTCGAAGCCGGGGAGTTCCTGCTGTTCAGCCGGTCTGAAGCGGAAGCGGCACCTGAGCCGGAAACCGTGAACGGCCTCACCTTGCCCGAATGGCGCCTGGCGCTTTATTTACGCGCCCGCGCCGAACGACAGGATCATTGAGCCATGGCCGGCGCCTTGGGCGAACTCAACATCGACCTTTCCGCCAACATCGCCAAGTTCGAATCGGCGATGAGCAAGGCAGCCTATCTGGCCGAAACCTCCATGGACAAGGTGGGGGCGGCCATGAAGTCGGCCGAGGCCCATGCCAAGTTGCTGGAAGGGGCGCTGGGGGCGCTGGGCACCTCGCTCGGCGCCCTTGGTGTGGTGGCGGGAGCCGGGGCCTTCGTCGAGATGGTCAAGGGCTCGATCGAGACCGCCGCCGAGATGAAGCATCTCTCCGAGCAGACCGGCGTCTCGGTGTCGGCGCTGTCGGCGATGAAGGGCGCCGCCAAGCTGGCCGGGGTCGATCTCCACGAGGCCGCCCTGATGACCTCGAAGCTCGACAAGGCCATGTGGCAGGCCCAGGGCGGCAGCGCCCAGGCCCAGTCCTCGTTCGAGAAGCTGGGCGTCAAGGTGCTGGAGGGCAACGGGCGGCTGCGCGACACCGAATCGGTGCTGATGGACGTGGCCAAACGCTTCGAGGCTATGGAATCCGGTGCCGCCCGGACGGCATTGGCCCAGGAGCTGTTCGGCAAGACCGGCTCGAAGATGATCCCGCTGCTGGAGCAACTGGCGGAAAAGGGCAATCTCCAGGGCCGGATGACTGATCGTCAGGCCGAAGCCGCCCTTCATCTGGAGCAGTCCTGGATGAAGATGCAGGCCTCCATGAACGCCTGGAAATTCGACGCCATGGAGAAGATCGCCCCGGCGCTCGAACGTCTGATCCCCGTGCTGCCGACCCTGACTGCTGGCGTGGTCGGCTTCCTCGGCGCGGTCAAGCTGGTCCCCATGGCCATCGAGGGCGTGACGGTGGCGATCCGCACCATGCAGGCGGTCACCACCATGGCCGGCCTCACCGGCATGGGAGTGTTCGCCGGGCTGACCTCGTCGGTCGAGGCGTTCACGGTGGCGGTGATGGCCAACCCCTTCGGTGCCATCGCGGTGGCCATCCTCGCCGCCGGCACCGCGCTCTACCTGTTCCAGGACAAGATGGTCGAGATCGGCGGCACCACCGCCAGCGTCGGCAATTGGATCGGGGGCGTCTGGGACACCATCAAGGACGGTGCCCTGGCGCTGTGGGACGCCCAGGTGTCCGCCGTCACCCGCACCGTGGCCGCGCTGACTGCGGCGGCGACGGCGGTGTACGACTTCTATGCGGGCGTCTATGGCGGCATCTGGTCCTTCATCACCAGCGTGTTCGACCGCATCGCCGGGGTGGCCCAGTCCACCTACGAGTCGATGACCGGCTGGCTCAAGGATGCCATCGACGCCATCATCGCCGGCCTGCAGAAGGTCTACGATGCGGTCGGCGCCCTGTTCGGCAAGGTCAAATCGGCGGCGGCCGACCTGGGCGCGGCCATCGCCGCCCCCATCAACCACGCCGTCGCCACCGCCAAAGCCGCCGCCACCGATGTCTGGGACGATATCAGGAAGCACGCAGCCGAACGCGCCGCCGCGGCGGCCGACCACCCCGAGCCCCACAAGTCCCGCATCGAGGCGCCGATCAACGACGGCAAGGGCACCGGCAAAAAGGACCCTTACGACGGCGAGATGCACAATCTCGGTCGGGAAAGCGCCGGCCTGGAATTCGCCATCGCCAATTGGGACAAGTATGCCGGCAAGGTCCGCGAGAGCAAGACGGCCATGGCGGAGTTCGATCTCACGCTCGGCAAGTTCTCCGACACCCAGCGCCGCCTCGAAGGGTTTTCGCCGCTGACGGCCAAGCAGAAGGCCGATTACGCCGAGTTGATGGGGCGACTGGAAGAGGAGCAGCGCCGGGTCGATCAGCTCAACAAGCTCAAAAGCTTCAACGCCAAGACCGTCGAGATCGGCGACAACCGCGAGGCCGATCTCGCCAAGCGTACCCAGGAACTCCAGTTGATCGGCATGGGCGCGGTCGAGGCGGCCCATCTCAAGACCATCCTCGACGAGCAGGAAAAGGCCCAGCAGCGCATCAACCAGGCCCTCAAGGACGGCGTCGTGCTCTCCGAGGCGGAACGGCAGGCCCAACTCGATTCCGCCCGCTCCTATGCCGAACGGATCAACGCCGTCGAGGATCAGAAGCGCCAGCTTCAACGCGATCCGGTGACCGGCGCCAACAACGCCTTCAACGGCTTCGTCGATGCCGCCACCAATGCCGGCCAGCAGGTGCAGAACGCCCTGACCGGCGCCTTCAATGGCGCCACCGACGCCCTCACCAAGTTCTGCGAGGGTGGCAAGGTCTCGTTCCAGAGCCTCGCCGAATCGATCATCCAGGGCCTGTTGAAGATCGCCGCCCAGCAGGCGATGGGCGGTCTGGTCGGCGCGCTGGGCGGAGCCCTTGGAATTGGTGGCAAGGACGGGGGCGGCCTGTTCTCTGGGCTGTTCGGCGGAGGCCGGGCCTCGGGCGGTTCGGTGCTGCCCGGCAGTTTCTATCTGGTGGGCGAGCACGGCCCGGAACTCCTGGCCATGGGCGGCAACGGCACCGTGGTGCCCAACCACCAGCTTCGCCAGGCGGTCGGCAGCGGCGCCGTTTCCAGCGGGGCCAATACCTACAACGGCGATGTCAATGTCACCGTCAACCAGAACGGCCAGAGCGATGCCTCGGGCGGGGTGCCGGCGTTGCGCAATCTGGGCGCCATGCTCGGCAATTCGGTGCGCGAGATCCTGATCAACGAGCGCCGGCCGGGCGGCCTGCTGGCATGAGCGGCACCACCTTCACCTGGATCGCCAGCGACGCGGTCCGATCGGTCAAGCCCTCGGTGTACAGCGCCAAATTCGGCGACGGCTACGAGCAGAACGCACCCGCCGGCATCAACTTCCAGCCGGAAACCTGGGATCTGCAGTTCAAGTGCCGCT